CTCAAGAAACAGAAACAGTAGAAAGAATTACAGATCCTGCTATCACAAAAGCTAATGAAAGAATTCTCGAACAACACGCCGAAGAAAGAGACAAATTAGCAGAAACTATTCGTCAAACTTTATCAAAAACAAATGAATGACGAATTATTCGATGATTTTACTCTGTTCTTTAAAGAAGCTTGGCACATCTTTGAAGGATCAAAACCTTACGTACATTCTCAGCATATTAGAGTAATAGCTGAGCATCTAGAAGCCGCATACAGGCGCGAAATAAAAACATTGATAATAAACATTCCGCCAAGGTCTAGTAAAACTAACCTCATCTCTATAGCCTTCCCAGCCTGGGTATGGCTACATAATCCAGAGGAAAAGTTTCTCTATGCCTCATATGCATCCAATCTATCCGCCGAACATTCCCGTAAATGTCGTCAGCTAATCGAATCTCCTTGGTATAAATCTTTATCTAATATCACTTTGCGTCGAGCAACAGAAAAAGAAATAGAAAATACTCAAGGCGGTTGTCGAATAGCTACCTCCGTCGGTGGCGTGTCAACTGGAAAAGGCGCGTCTATCCTTGTCGCGGACGACCCTAACAATGTGCAGGAAATTTACAGTAAAACAAAACGAGAAACAATACATCGCTGGTGGTCCCAAGTCATACCTAGCCGTCTTAATGACCCAAAACGTGACGTCAAGATCATGGTGCAACAACGCTGTCATGAAGATGATTTAACAGGCTATATTCTCAAAACTAATAGACAAGACGTAACTCATCTAGTATTCCCAAACGAATATGAAGGACCACAAAAGTTTATTACTAAACTACAAGCCCAGCAACCAGATCTAATCGATAAACGAAAAACAGTCGGAGAGTTGCTATGCCAAGAAAGGCTAGGGCTAGAAGAAACAGAACGTCTAAAACGCGAAATCGGTGAATATGGCTATGCAGGACAGTATCAACAAAGACCCGCTCCTCTTGGTGGGGGCATTATCAAGAGAGAGTGGTTCGGACTCTGGAAAAAAATATCTGAGCCGATCTACAGTAAAATTATCCAAAGCTGGGATACAGCCTTCAAGGATGGCGAGGAGAATGATTATTCTGTTTGTTCTACTTGGGGCATATTTAGCTCTAAAGAATTAGGCCCTAGCGAAAACACACCCTATAACTGTATCATGCTACTATCCCTATGGCAAGGTAAAGCTCAATATCCAGAGCTCCGTAAACGCGCTGTCAGGTTGTCGAAAAACTATCTAGAAACTGGCGATAAAGAAATCGGCATAAGCACTAAACACACTCCTGACACCATTCTTATGGAAGACAAAGCCTCCGGTCAATCTCTTGCTCAAGATCTTAGAAATGCTGGATTGAAAATCTATGGAATTAATCCAACAACTTACGGTGATAAGTTAACGAGAGTTCATTTAATTAGTTCACTCGTCGAGAACGGTCTAGTGTTCCTTCAAGCCCCAAATAAAAGATTGTCAGTCCCTTCTCAAATGTTTCTAGATGAAATATTGTCTTTCCCTAATGGCGCAAATGATGATATAGTCGATACATTCTCACAAGTAATGATCCATTGTAAAACTACAATGTTGCTCCGAGTGACAAATGATCCTCGCCCTAAAGATGATCATACCGAATTAGAAAGAGATATAACTAAATGGTGGTAAATTAGTGGAAGATTTTGAAGTTTATCCAGAAGAAATGGAAGATGGCAGTATCGATGTAGACATGATCCCTCATCCAGAACCAGAACCAAAACAAACTGGTGATTTCAACCAAATGGAAGATGATGAGTTTTACGCCAATCTAGTCCTAATGATGAGCAAAGACGAAGCCGATTCACTCGGTAAAGAACTAATCGATCGGATCGACGAAGATAAACAATCACGCGCAGAATGGCTCGCTGCTACCGAGAAAATAACTCAATATCTCGGCTTTAAAGTCGAAGAGTTCCAAAATGAACCTTTCAAAAATGCCTCAGGTGTCTTTGATACAACCCTCTCTAACGCTCTGGTTGAATTTCTGGCTAATGCTAAAATGGAACTTTTCCCGCTTAAAGGGCCAGTCACCTGTGAAATCATAGGAAACTCACCAGATCAGAGAGACGAATCCGCTCAAAAATTAGAAATCTTTTTTAATAATTATCTAACACAGGTTGACAAGTCATATATCGATGAGTCAGATCGTCTACTAATGTATACAGGTCTTTATGGTTGCGCGTTTCGTAAGATATATTTCGATCCACTCACGAAGATGCCAGTCGCTAGAACTATAAAACCTCAGGACTTAATCTGTAATAATGAATGTACTAATTTAACAGATTCTTCAAGAGTCACCCATCTCTTTGCTATCTCAAAAAAAGAATTGTTACTTAGAATAAAAAATGGCTTCTATGCCCAAGTAACACTAGATGAAATCAATAGCGCGTTAGAATCAGAACAATCAGACGATACTAACGAAAAAGCTATTAGCAAAATGGAAGGTACTCGCAAAATAACTTCTCAAGAGAAAAATAGACGAGACATTAATATATATGAGTGTCATGTCGAGATCAGTGACTTCGAATTCGAATCAGATGGTCAGGACGATATCGAAGATATACCAAAGCCTTATATAGTTTCGCTGCTCTCTAACGGCGTAATACTTAGTATTAGACGCAACTTTAAAAGAAATGATGATCTCTTTAGAAAAGAAGAGTATTTCGTTAAGTTCGGCTACTTCCCAGCTCTTGGTCTATACAATTATGGACTCGGCCAATTAATCGGTAGTAATGCTATTATCCTAACTCAAGTACTTCGCAATATTCTCAATGCCGAAATACTTAGAATATTCCCAAGAGGAGTTAGGTCAAAAGGTCTAGAGTTTAGTCGTAGTAACTTAACTATCGGCCCAAACGAGTTCCTCGAAATCGACACACAAGGAAAACCCATTAACGAAGTCTTGCAGTTTATTCAGTCGCCAGAACAATCAACAGTTCTACTCCAATTGATGGACGCGCTAAAACAACAAACCGCAACACTTGCTAGCTCTGGTGATGTCAAAATTCCAGAAGGAACATACAATGCTCCAGTTGGTACAACACTCGCATTACTCGAAGTCCAAAACAAAGTAACCTCAGTTATAATACAAGGGTTGCATAGATCCCTGACAGAAGAGTTTAAAATGCTCTATTCTCGTTTTATTGATGGAATGGTCGATGACTATGTATTCTCTATCCCAGGATTAGAAATCACATTGACAAAAGAAGACTTGAGTCATGACATTAATATATTGCCTACCTCTAATCCAGAAGTTAGTAGCACAGCTCATGCACTGATTAAATCAGAAAGCTTGCTGAAAATGGCAATGTCTATGCCTCAAATACATAATGTAAGGTTAGCCTTTATGGAAATGTACAAAGCAATGAAAGTAGATAACGCCGAAGAATTGTTAACTCCTCCACCACCACAAGGTCCACCACCACTGCAACCAGCAGACGTGATGAAAATGGACGTGGAAATGAAGGCTCAAGGTAATGCCATGAAACATGAGAGCGATATGCTAAAAGACAAAATTGCATATCTTAAAACTCAAAATGATTATCTGGTTAATCAACATAAGCTAATGTTAGAAGCTCAAAAATTAGGAACTCAGTTGCCACCATTAGAGCCTATGCCACCTTTAGATCAAATACCGTTGACCCAAGAAGAGGAAGAGGCTAAAATGAAAGCTCAGCAACAAGCTCAGCAACAGCAAATGCAAATGCAACAAGAGCAAATGCAACAAGAGCAAATGCAACAAGAGCAAGGCCAACAACAAGGTCAAGAAATATCACAAGAAATGCCAGGAGGGCCATCACAATGAGAAAGTCAAAAGACGAAGACGAAGATGAAGTAGTTAGATGCGGTTATAAAGTTGGCGGAGGCGCAGCTAGAGACCAAGGTTTTGAAAAAGAATACGCTAAAGGCGGTAAATGTGTAAAACGTGATGTCGGAGGTCCTATGAATAATGGGCAACCTCAAGCCCAACCCCAAGCGCAGGCTCAACCTCAAGGAGTTGCTCCACAACTTCCTCAAGTCCAAAATCAAAACCAAAATCAACAAAATAAAATTCCGTATAATGTTAATTACAACCTGAAAAAAGGCGGCTCAGCTAAGTCAGCCGTTAAAAAGGCAATGGCACCAAAAGCTTCTAGGCCATCTGCTGCTTTGATTGAATCAATCACAATCATGCCTAAACGTGGTAGGAAAGAACCAGTCTGCAAAGAAGAAGGCGGAGAAGTCGAAAAGAAAGCTATCGGTGGCGCCGCTAAAGTTATACAAGGCACGTTCGGATTAAAAGGTAATCCTCCAATTAAAAGGTAATATGAAGGAAACGAAAATTATCGAAGATATTAAAAAGATAATCGCATACCTAGAAAGTATCATTACTTCTGGGTCTTGTACTGATTTCGAAGACTATCGTTATAACAGCGGTAAATTAGCCGCTTTCCGTGAATGTATAAAAATAATAAAGGATCATAAAGATGAATAAATCTCTTAGTTTTTACAGCGATGAGGAAAGCAAAATGTTTGAAAAAAACATTGAAGAAGCATTAGGTTTTAAACCTCCTCATACTACTGGTTGGTTGCTATATTTAAAGATATATACAATCGAAAAAGAAAGAATAATAAAAGATAAAGATGGTAACCCAGTACTTGGCGCTAATGGTAAACCTTTAACTATTGTACTCGGAGATCAAACAGTAGAAGACTCAAGATGGGGGTCGGCTGTCGGACTCGTTTGCGCTATGGGTCCGCTCTGCTATCAAGCCGAAAGGTTCAATGGCTTAAGTTGGTGTAAAATCGGTGACTGGGTAATCTACCCACAGCATCGCGGAACAAATCTATTATATAAAGACGTACCATTCCTAATTATTAATGATGATGATATTTTAGGAGTAGTCGAAAACCCTGCAGACGTGAGGAAGAATTAAATGAGTAAAGCAACTTGGGATGAAGAAGTAGAATTCGAAGAAAAAGAAGAAGCTCCTTCGAATGAGATGGTAGTAAACCCTGAAGCCGAAGAGGACAAGGTTGAATACGATGTTACTGAAAATGATGACAAAGAAGAAGCAGGGGCCGAAGATGTCAATGCTGAAGAAGTCGAGAAGATAAAACAAAAAATTAAAGCTTACGATAAATTACGTCGTCAGAACTTCGCTCAGTTAGAACAGTTGCGTAGGCTAAAAGCCGAACGTGATCACTTCCAAACTAAAGCTCTGGAGCAGTATGAAACTAATCTAAATCACAATGAAGGCTTATTAGACAACAAACTAAAGATAGCCAAAGCCAAGTTAGAAATTGCCGTTGACAGTAACGACTCTAGTTCTATTGCCGAAGCTAACGCTGAAATAGCTACTGTTACAGGTGAGATCCGTGATTTAAATAAACATCGTCAGGAGTGGAACTTTTCTAAAGAACAAGAGAAGCAACAATTGAATCAAGAGGCCGAAGAGTCAAAACGGAGCAATGATCAAAACATCAACTGGTTACAAAGCAATCCTGAGTTTAATCCTCAGAATCCAAGTTATAATAAAAAGTTATATCGTGAATTCATTAACCACGCTAAGGAAGTAGATGAGGATTTAGCTGAAAGAGGAGAAGCTTATAAAATAGGTACTCAAGAATATTATGACTATTTTGAAAACCTAATGGATAACTATCGCGCAAGCAATAGAGGTCAAACTAGGTCATCTTCTAAACCCTCATACAATCCAGTTGCTCCTATCTCTAGAGGTAATACATCTGGTTCAGCTAGAATGGGGAAAGGGAAGAATACAGTAAGCATTTCAACCGAAGAGGCTAGAATTAATAAACTGTGGGGAATAACTCCGAAAGAACATGTAGAGTTCACTAAAAATTGGAAAGATAAAGATTTCGAAATGGAGTATTAAGATGTCAGAA